CAGTGGGCGAATATGGAGATAAAACGCAACGCCCACATTATCATATTATTCTTTTTAATGGTAATTGTAACAGCGTTGAGAGCGCTTGGAATCTTAATAATACTACTATCGGTCATTGCCATTTTGGCGATGTTAACGATGCTAGTATTGGGTATACTTTAAAATATATATCAAAAGAAAAACAAATTCCAATGCATCAACAAGACGACAGACAAAAAGAATTTTCAGTTATGTCTAAAGGACTAGGAAAATCTTACTTAACACCACAAGCCATAAAATGGCATAAAAATAAACTAGAGCAACGCATGTATCTTCCATTAAAAGACGGAAAAAAGGCATCAATGCCAAGATATTACAAAGACAAAATGTATAAAGACGGCGAAAAATTCATGATTTCAATACACATGAAACAATTAGCCGAAAAACAAACAGACGACTTATTAAAGGAGATCGGAATCGAAAATTTCGATTTCCATATAGTTCAAAGACATTTGAACCAATTTCGAAGAAATAAAAAACAATCATTACAAAGACAAAAATTATGACAAAAATTAAAAACAGCGGAAACGCAAAAGACTTTCCTTATTTAGGAGAAGTTAACAATCAACCGTCAGAAACAGTACCAGACCAAACAATGACAATGCGTGAGATATTAATTCGATACGCAAAAGGACTACCAATAGACGGTGAAAAAACCCCATTATGGGAAGACGGAGAAGGATACGCAAAGGATCCTGAAACACTAGATTTAGCGGAACGCGAAGAATTAGCAACACAAGCTAGAGAAGAACTACAACAAATTAACGAAAGAATCAAAGCATCTCAATTAAAGAAAGATGCCAAAAACAAACACAAAATCACCGACGTAGTCGATGAAAACCAAGAGTAAAACGTAAAAACTCTAAAAAACACCACTTTTTAGGGGACGGCTTTGCCGATCCCCGACAAAGTGGAAGGCAAGCGAAGCGCGGCAGAAAAGCACTAATACTACTTGATATATTAGTGCTAATTGACACTAGGTTAAAAAACCAGTGTAAATGAGTAAAAAAGGACGCGAAGGTACGACAAGGACAAAAGCACGAATAACACAAAAAAACGACCTAGAGTCAATTAAAAACACAAAAAAAACAAAATTATGCCACTACCAATAGCATTAGCAGCAATAGGCGCATCAGTAGCAAAAGCAGCAACAGCAGCAAAATTAGCGTCAGCAATACCATCACTTATATCAGCAGGATCATCTGCAGCAAACGCATTATCACAAGGGGCAACAAATAGAAAAACACGCGAGTGGAACGAAGCAATGTACCAAAAACAACGCACAGACGCATTAGCGGACTGGGCAAGAACAAATGAGTATAACTCACCATTACAACAAATGGCACGTTTAAAAGAAGCCGGACTATCCCCCCATCTCATTTATGGGGGCGGTGCAAACTCAATATCTCAACCCGTACGATCAACAGACACAAAATCATGGTCACCAAATGCACCACAAATCGACGGACAACAAATAGTATCCCAATACTTTGGGGTACAACAACAACAAAACGCATTAGAAATACAAAAAGAACAAATAGCAGGACTAAAACTTGATAACCAATATAAGGAACAAACATTACCAGATAGAACAAATACACCTGCTTTAGGTAATCAAAGAATACAGGAACAAACAAAAAAATTTATAGAGGATATAAAAATGTCAAAATTATCACAAGACATGTACGCCCCAAAATATAAATTATTAGAAGAACAAATAGAATCAGTAATAGCATCAAGACAGTACCAAATGTTGATGGGACAGAACGTACAAGCAGAAACAGCATTAAAAGGATTTATGGCACAACAAATACAAGCTATAACAGCTGGACAATTAAATAAAAACGATATATTAAAAATAGAAGCAAAATGGAAGCAACAAATAGATGACTATGTTGGTGCCGCAGGCCCACTATCATCTTCATTATTAAAAATATTAGTAACAGCTTTAACAAGATAATAACAAAAATTTATATAAATTACAATTAAATCACCAAAAATTAACCACATGGCCTACAGGAAACGTAGCAAAGGCTACAAAAAACGCGGAACTTATTCAAAAGGTAAACGTTCCAAATCAAAAAAACTCGGAACATATTTCGTATCAAGAGGCGGAATTAGACTTTAATTATCAACAAAAAACTAACAAAAAATGGGAAAAAACATCTTCAACTCGGTACAAGTAGAAAAACCGAAAAAAAACGTCTTTGATTTAAGTCATGACGTAAAAATGTCCATGAAAATGGGCAATTTAACACCAGTATTAGTAACAGAATGTGTACCAGGCGACAGCTTTCAAATAGGTTGCGATAGTCTTATTAGATTCGCCCCTATGGTCGCACCCGTCATGCATCGCATGGACGTATCAGTACATTACTTCTTCGTACCAAACAGATTAACATGGGAAAATTGGGAAAAATATATAGTAGACGCAAACACCCCTAACCCATTACCATACATAAATTATACAGACGACTTTACAGCAGATCAAAAAAAATTCCTAGATTATATGGGAGTACCCCCAAATACAGGAACAGGAATTACTCAAGCATTAAACGCTTTACCTTTTGCGGCTTATCAAGCTATATATAATGAGTACTATAGAGACGAAAATTTAATATCAGAAGTAGATTACGAATTATCAGATGGTAATAATACAGGAGATGCAATAGATTTTATTAAAATGCGACAAAGAGCATGGGAACATGATTATTTTACAGCATCTTTACCTTTTGCACAAAAAGGAACAGCAGTAGATATACCAATTGGATCAATAGATACAGATGTAGCAGTAAATTGGAATTCATTAGAAATTATAGCAAATCAAATACCTGCATATCAAAGCTCTGTTTTAGTAGGAACAGCAGGAGTTGGTAATTCAGCAGGAGTTTCAACTACAGGAAATCCTGCATTAATAGCAAAAACATCAGATTTAGATATTCAACCAACAACCATAAATGATTTACGTAGAGCATTTAGATTACAAGAATGGTTAGAAAAAAACGCTAGAGGCGGAACAAGATACATCGAAAACATATTAATGCATTTCGGTGTAAGGTCATCAGACAAAAGATTACAAAGACCAGAATATATAACAGGATTAAAAACACCTGTAATTATTTCAGAAGTATTAAACACATCAGCAACAGAACAAGAAGCTCAAGGTAATATGGCTGGACACGGAGTAGCAGTATCAACAGGAAAATATGGTAATTATTTTTGCGAAGAACATGGATATATTATCGGTATCATGTCAGTAATGCCACAACCAGCATATCAACAAGGAATACCAAAAACATACCTTAAATCTGATCCATTAGATTTCTTCTGGCCTTCATTTGCCCATATTGGCGAACAACCCGTAACAAACAACGAGCTATACGCATATACAGCAACAGCAAATGATACATTCGGTTATGTCCCACGTTATGCCGAATACAAATATCAACCGTCACGTGTAGCGGGAGACTTTAGAACAGTATTAGATTACTGGCATTTAGGAAGAATATTTGCAACACAACCAGCATTAAACCAAGCATTTATAGAATGCGATCCTGATCAAGTCGAAAGAATTTTCGCAGTACAGGACGGAGAGGACAATTTATATTGTCAAATAATGCATAAAATAAAAGCAGTTAGGCCAATGCCTAAATTTGGAACTCCAAATTTCTAATATGTCAACGAGATGCATAACACCCTATTACAAAAAAATGGAAATAGTGAATGGAGTCACAATGGGCTACATTCCTTTTCCATGTGGGAAATGCCCACCTTGTCAAAAGAGAAGGATTTCGGGGTGGAGTTTCCGATTAACAAAACATGGCCAAGTAAGCAACACATCACAATTCGTTACCTTAACATACGACGAATCAAACGTGCCTACAACAGAAAACGGATTACAAACATTACGTAAAACAGATTTACAAAAATTTTTCAAAAGATTAAGAAAATTAACTCATGAAAAAATATCTTACTATGCAGTGGGCGAATATGGAGATAAAACGCAACGCCCACATTATCATATTATCCTTTTTAATGGTAATTGTAACAGCGTTGAGAGCGCTTGGAATCTTAATAATACTACTATCGGTCATTGCCATTTTGGCGATGTTAACGATGCTAGTATTGGGTATACTTTAAAATACATATCAAAAGAAAAACAAATTCCAATGCATCAACAAGACGACAGACAAAAAGAATTTTCAGTTATGTCTAAAGGACTAGGAAAATCTTACCTTACACCACAAGCCATAAAATGGCATAAAAATAAATTAGAAGAACGAATGTATCTTCCATTAAAAGATGGAAAAAAGGCATCAATGCCAAGATACTACAAAGACAAAATGTACAAAGAAGGCGAAAAATTCATGATTTCAATACATATGAAACAACTCGCCGAAAAACAAACAGACGACTTATTAAAGGAGATTGGAATAGAAAATTTCGATTTCCATATAGTTCAAAGACATTTGAACCAATTCCGTAGAAATAAAAAACAATCATTACAAAGACAAAAATTAT